GTGGTTGCCCTGAATCGGCATAGAACTTCTTTTTACGTTCCATTTCTTTTTTACCAAACCAACCAGGCCATAAAGAATTACCATCTGGCTGCATAGCTTTATGACTAATTACATGCCAGCTATATTTTTTACCTTGTTTTTCAGCTTTTTCTTTACCCACAAGTATATTTTGTATAAAGGAGTCGAAATGAACAGGAGTTCCATTAATCCGAAGCCTACCAGTATGAGGCTCCAAAGCAGGGAAAACAACTGCGGTAACAAGATTCGCAATTTTAGCCCTAGACTCCGATGTGATGGTATTATTTTCATCCTCAAAGTCGTCAAGAACGATGAGGTCGTATCTTTTATGGAGCTTAGCTCCTCCTCTAATGCCTGACAAATTTGATTTTGATATGAGTTTACATCCATTTGTTAATTCTATATCGTCTTCTGTCCACTTTTTACCTTTTAGGTTACCGAAATAATACGAAACTTTTTCATTAAACTCCAAATGATATTTTATATAATCTAAATTTGGAACACTGATTTTAGACGAGGCAGCTACCCAACCATAAAATAAAGGCCCAGTTGCAAAACAGAAATCTTTCATAATACTGCATTTAGTTAATACTGTTTTTCCATGACCCCTTGGCAATATAACTGCTAATTGTCTTTTATCCATATCTGTTATAGCATCTGCTACTTCGTAATGGAAAAATGGTGTTTCACTTCTCATAAAGTCATCTGCTAAAAATAATTTACCAAATGCAATCATATCTTTAGAAGCTAATAATAAAGCTTCTTCTGCTTTACTGACATTTTCTTTATTAATATTTAAATTAAATTTAGGCATTTACCATTTTTGTATAGGGCAACTTACTCTTTTAAGTTTAGTTTTAATTTTCATAAAACAACCACATTTTTTACATCTACTTCTTTTTGTTAATTCTGGGCAATTATTACATATATTCATTCTTTTAGCTGCTTCTGTTTTAGAAGCAAAATAATAATCTTTAAACAATGCATTAAAATCAATCATCTGATATCATATCCATTAAATTTATCTGTATATTTTGTAAACGAGTAGGATCTACTCCTTCTTCAGTCACAACATCTTCTAACATTAAAATTGCTTGGTCTTTATGCTCTCTCATTTCAATATCTTTTAATATCATATGTTTTTGTTTAGTATTTAAAGATGAAAAATTATCAGTATACCACATATCAAAAGCATCAGTATCTTTAAGAAAATCTCTTAAGTTATCATGACCATATTCATTTAAATCTTCAGATGATACATAATCATTTACTAAAGATTCTTTTAATTTTTTAAAAGTTTTTAAAATCTCACTCATTTATTCTCCTAGCTCATTAGGTCTTTCAGCTTCTATCAAATGTTTATCTGCAAAGCCTTGAAATAGTGCTCCTGATACCTGTGTAACTGTTGTTTTATTTTTATCTTCTAGATCCATTATGTCAGATAGTTTAAATAATGCTTTTAACCTAGTTTCATCTTTTTCAGAAGACATAGCAATAGTATTGATATTCTTTAATATACTATTTTCATTTATACCTAACTCTTCTAAAACAGGTTTTAATTCTTCTTTCATAGCTGTCGTTACCCTCTTTGTTTTAACTAATTGTGCTGATTTTTGTTTAGCATATCCAGGATTAACTGTAGGAAAAGCTTTCATATAGGCTTCCTGTGGAGATAACCCTGATACCATATATACTACAAAAAGATGTTCATGCTTACTTAGTACGGTCCGATCTAGCAGAACGTCTGCAGAACTCTTATTCCCTCCAAAGGAATAAATATTGAGTCTGCGTGAAGTGTCCATCTTCACCTTGGAGGTTACTGGAAAAGTACCAGTGCACGTGCCAACGTATTCCCTAACCTTGTTCCGCCCTTTCGGCACAACCATCTTTCCTTTGCGCAATATTTGTATAAAACACCCATCGTCAGCTTCTACCCAATCACCTACTTCTGCTTTTCTCCAGGGTATTACTTTTTTATCTTTAGGTAGTTCATCAATATTTTCAAAAACCACGTGTTCAATTCTATTTACTTTATATACTCTCAATTATTAAAAATTCCAAAAAAATTGTCTTGCATCTTGAGCTCTATTTAACCAACCTTGTAGAAATACATCTTGAGTTTGGTCTGAATCAACTATTCTATGATAAAATTCTTCCTGCATTTTAGTAACACTTTCAACAATTGCATCTACTCCAAAAGTATTTAAAGCTTCTTGATATAAATCTCTAGTGCCTGGACCCATTCTACCATCATCATCTATAATAGTCTCTTGCCAAAGATCATTTAAAGCCCTTTGCATTATCATAGTAGCATTACCAGCCCCAGTATTCACACCTAATTCAGTCATTTTTAAGGCTACTTTATTTCTACCATAATTTGTTTCGTTATTTACAAGAAACTCATCTGCAAATATATTTTTAGCAGCTTCTGTTGTTAAATCACGAACTGTTCTAAACTGAGTATAATAGCCATGTTTACTTTTTAGATCATCTAGTGTTTTAGCTGTAATACCATACATAGTTTCTCCACCTCTATCAGCAGACTTGTTAGCATAACCGCCTTCTAACTCTAGTATATGATCTAAAGTAGCATCTTTATTAAGCTCATACTGTAAACTATCTTGAGCCATAACTTCATTTATCATATTCATATTTATACCTATCAAAATAACTAAGGGCCCTAAGGCCCGTTTAGCTAATGTTTTACGCATTCATTATCTTTATAATACTCTTTCAAATCATCAACTGTTACTGCGGAGATATTATCCGCTGTTATAACAATCTTATCATCGTATGTTATAACTTCTTCTTGCAACCACTCTACTTCATCAGTTTCTTCATTAAACTTTATAGTAAGTATATATTTTTTCATGTTAAAATTTATTAAATGGATATTTAAAAAACAACCTTTATTTTAGGCAACTTTTAAAAATTGTGCCATTTTAGTGCTTGGCTATATATGTATAGTACCGCCCTATCGGGCGGATTTCCAAAAGGAAATTTTAGTTATAATTGATTTTGTATTTTTGTGTTTTAATGTATTTGTTAATTAATAATAGGAGATAATATGAAAGAATGGTTAATAAATCAGTATAAAGAGTTACTCTCTAATTACTGGTCAGACTTAAAGAATGCAGATGTTAAAGGTAAATATAATTCTGTATTTAGAACTTATAGTACTACTCAACGTGATGTACAGATGAAATATAAGACTTTATTCTCTACTTTATTCGCTATGGCTGATAAGTATGGTATTAAGTTAGATGATTCTAATCCAATAGATAGTATTACTATTGAAGAACCACAAGATGAGGTGTTAGGTTAATCCCTAGCACTTCTTCTGTGTGAGCGTGTGTGTGTATGTATATAAATAAACTTATACCACACATTAATATAAAAGTGTAGTGCATTTCTTGGTGTATAAAAGGGCTGAACCCTGAGTATGCTGGGTGGCATCTTGTGGCTATTAACTACCGATAGAACTTACGAGTTACTAAGCTAGTGTTGGTCTTAATGGTGCTTGTGCTACACTTAACTCTTAACCAATAAGGAGATGATATGCAATATGGTATTAAACATAAAGTAAATAGATGTTGTACAAGTGGTTGCACTAATCATTATAAATAACTCTTAACCAATAAGGAGAAGTAAATGGAAGCTCTAAAATACCAACTTCAACCCTGCAGATGTCCAATAGCTTATAGATATTGTACACATAAGGAGACTACCAATGGATGATTATGATGAAGCATATGATACTGCTGTTAATGACATATCTGATGAGTGTGATGTAGTATTAGTATAATAATAGTAAGTGGTAATGGTGACAGACCACTATAATCTAAGAAGCTACGCCAAACGATGAAATACTAGATAAGTAATCGGGCCTTTGTCACAAAGAATTAGAATTGTAGTATGTATTGCCGTCATGGTTAGCAAGGTGTAAGTCCTTGGAGACAATAAAAGCATACTACATTAAATTAAACTCTTAACCAATAAAGGAGATGTTATGGCATTCTTATTAGAAGAAGTAAAAGAAATAATCACTGCTCTTAGAAGTGGTGAGAACTATCATAAAGATAAGATAAAGTTTCATAGTGAAAGACTTAAATCACTAGAGAAAGATATAAATATGTATCAGAGCAAACTGAACAAAGCAATTGGTAGGAGACAATAACAGTCGAGGGAAATGGGTGTGAGGATATAGGATAGATATAGTCTATCGAGTAGGCTGTTATATTTAATAGGGCTGTAGTGACAGGCGAGTAATACTAGTGAGAAAAGGCGTTTAATCAGCGATACACTAAGAATTAACTAACGAGGGTCAATCAGCCCTATAACTTTAAATTAGGAGGATAATATGTTAACAATAATATTCTATAGTTTATTAATATTTGGACTTGTAATAGCTATAAATCCTTTAATTAATCTACTACTATTATTTATAAGAGACACTTGGGATAAATATATCGAGTGGGATAAGAAAAGAATACACAACTGGATGGATGCATATCATAGAGGTGAAGGTAATTATGAGTATTATGACCCTGATAAACCTATAGAAGAGGAAGATATACCTCATGTATGGAATGAAGAGTTATTAAGAGCTGACTATGATAAATATGATGATCCATTTTATATAGGAGACGATGATGAAGAAAAACATTAAATATGTTAAAGATGTATTAGATAAACTAAATAAAGACAAAGTTATAACAAGAGATAAGTTATTTTATTCTATTGGTATAATATGTGTACTATTTATGTTTGTAAAGAGATTTGATAACCTGATAGAATCAAAAAAGGTAGAAAAACTACCAACAATTGAGCAGGTTAAAGAAATAAAAACAAATAAATGGGATACTATGTCATTTAAAGAGAAATTTAGATTATCTAGAGACTTTCATGGTCCTAATGGGCTATTTATGTGGAATGGTAAAACATATCATTGTAAATACGTAGAAGAAATGATTGAAGAGGTAAATATATGCAAGTAATATATGATATAATAGTAAGCTCTTACTTTATGTTAATAATATTTTCATCTGCTATTATAGGTTTTATGATAGCATTTTTTGTAATAAAAAACGATAAATAGACTTGTCTGGTATACGCAAGGCCAACGGGGTGAAAAGCTGCGCGCGGGTCGTTGATGTATTGTCATCTATGTCAAAGAGCATTGTATACCAACAATTAATAACAATAGGAGGATATTATGGGTTTAACATTTATACCTATAAAAACTAAAGAAGAGATAATTATAGAATTACATCATACTAGGAATGAAATATCTCTACTTAAACTTAAAGCAAATAAACTAATCGATGAGTTAATTGATACAAATAAGGAGGCATAATGGCTAAAACTACTACTAAGAAAGAAAAATTTGATTCTGACTACTTTTTAGATCAAATTGTTAAGATAAATGATAATATAATGGATTTAATGAAAAAAGTAGCTGAATTACAAGAAAACTTAAACATAGTTAATGAAAATGCACAATATTCTATTGATGAAATAGAGTCTTGGAGACCTAGAATAGAACAAGCACTAGGTAGAATGGGATTATAGTATGGATATAGGTAATATTGAAGCCAATACTGTAATACTAAAGAAAACTATAAAATATCTTGATGGTGAAGTAAAAAAGACTGTTGAGAAGCAAATAAAAGAAAACTACGAATTAATTGATGATTTCTTTGATCAATTAAACGAAGAGTACAAGTCAATCCAATCATATGAACAAGGAGGCCCACATGGCAACTAAAACAATCAAATTTCTACAAGGTGGCGGCTTTGTAGAGAGACAAACTAACGCTGATACTGTTGAACAACTAAGAAATGAGTTCCCAGATGATATATCTAATGGCTCATCTGTTGCTGTTAATGGAGTATCTGTAACTAATACACATGCTATTACAGAAGGTGATATTGTTGCAGCTGTTAATAACAACAAATCTGGTGGTGATCAGTAAATAAATAATTTAGAGAGATAGGTATGGATGATACATGGTTTACATGTTGTTCCTACTAAGACAACTAGCGCACCTATCTCTTTATTAACCTTGGAGGGTATATGAATTTTAGAGATTATGACTGCATTGTAGATGGTACAATCGAACAATGCATAGAAGAGATAGAAGTTGGTGATCTTGGAGAACATATATATTATGGTCCTCAAGCTGAAGTAATGGAAGAATTACAAAGATTTAATAGTAGACACTTAAGTAATCTAGAAATAACTAAAACATTTAAATGGAAGCGTGGTTCCTATCAAAGAGTAAGTGAACTTATGATGGAAGGGCTTGGATTTAATAGAAAACCTAGTGGTATGTATAACTATTTAAGTAGAGAAGATTGGTTTAGAAACAGTACATGGGACTCTATACGTAGAACTTTAAGAACTATTGATGGTATGTTATATAATTTAAGAGGTCAAGGTGAAGTATGGTTAGATGACCCAGGCATTCTTGTTGAAAGAAAGAATCTATATGCTAATTATATGTCTGAAAAGATAGAAATGGCTGATGAATTAATAAATAATATAGATATAATGCAAGAAATGTATCATCAATTATTTGTTCATCCAACATCACGCTCTAGCCAAAGATATATGTTAGTAAGTACACTTAGGATAAGACCAGGTACAATGAAAGTATATATAACATCAGGTAGAGATAGTCAACGTGAAGCTAAACATATAGACCCCTTTTCCTCTCTCCT